ATGATGATGAGCCGACAGCTCGAGGGATACCGGCTGACAACCGCGGAGATTCTCTACCACCTGCCCGACCATCCGGGCGTTCTGCAGAGTTACGTTTGGCAGGACCTCGATATCGCGCCGCGCTATCCGGTGCTGCACCAGTTCCTCGATTTCTGGAGCCGGCAGATCGAGGGCAGGCTGCATTCGGTGCGGGTGGGCACCGCCGCGCTGATCACGCCCGGGGAGATGCGCAGCCCGCATATGTTCCAGCTTCACTGAGGGGCAGGTGCGCGCCGCGCGGCGGACTGCGGCGAGCGTGGCGCCGAGGTAACACAATTACCGGAATTGCAGCCCTGCGGTGCGGTTAAGGATACGTTCAGTCATCCATGCGATAACATGCGTGGCGCAAGGGTGACTGTGATGGCGGGCGTGACGCGACAATTTCTTCTCGTTCTGGGTGTGGCGCTGGGCGTTGCGTCGTCGGTCGTCGCTGCCCGCGCCGACGGGGTGAACCCGGCGATCGTGGCGAGCGAGACCAGGATCTCGCTCGGGGTGACGGCGAGCGGATATACCTATCGCGAGAGTGGCGGGATCGATCGGGAAAGCGGCGTGCTGCCCGGGTTCAGCGCCGGAGTCTCGCGGCTCGGGCCGGCGTTCGGGCTGCCCGATATCTATACCGGCGTCGTGTATGATTTCTCGGGCGGGGCGCTCGGATATCAGGGATATCTCCAGGGTGGCGCCGGCGTGCCGCGACCCTATGACCAGTCGGACAGCGCGCGGTTCAATCATGTCGAGGTGCAGCTTGGCACCGCGGTGCCGCTGGGCCGGGCGACGAGCGTGATCCCCTTCGTCGCGCTCGGGTATCAGAGCTGGTCGCGCAATATTGGCGGCAGCGGCGGGTATGGCAGTTTCTATCACGCGGTGCTGGCGGGGGTTGGCGCGAAACTCGACTACGCGGCCTCGGGGCGGCTCGTGCTCTCGGCGGCGGCCGAGGGCCTGGCCGTGCTGGGCGGCGGGGTTTCAACCCCGGCGCTCGGCCTTTCGGGCGGGTTCGGCGCCAGCGGCGAGGAGGAAGTGAGGCTGGGCGCGGACTGGCGGCTCGACGATGTCTGGCACGCCTTCGCCGGGCTGGAGATGCGGCATTTCAACTATGCCGGGACGAAACCCGCCAACGGGGTCTACGAGCCGACGAGTGGAACCTTTGCCGCCCGCGGCGAAATGGGTGTGACGTTCGGCTTCCGGTGAGCCGGCGCCAGCGCCGCGAATGTACTGGCCACAAAAAATTCTAACATAGAGTTTTTTCTTCTTTCCCACCCGCCCCGCTTTGGGCTATCCCTGCCGTCATGATGCGGTTCTGTGCGCGGCGCGGTGGATGAGGCGCTGTGGCGGGACAGATGCAGGACCGGAACCGGCTTCGGAGTTCCGGCAATTCTGCATGACGATGCTGGCGCCGCGCGGGCAGCGGCCGGAGCGGCATCACCTTGCGCTGATCGACGTGCTGGAGCGCGTCACCAGCGGCGAGGTGGACCGGCTGATGGTGCAGATGCCGCCGGGGGCCGCGAAATCGACCTACGCTTCGGTATTGTTTCCAGCATTCTGGTTCACCCGCCATGCGGAGAGCGAGGTGATCGCGGCGTGCCACACGGCGTCGCTCGCCGGGCATTTCGGCCGCCGCCTGCGCATGCTGATCAGCGAGCAGGGCGACGGGTTCGACCTGCGTCTCGATCCGGCCAATCGGGCGGCGGGGCGGTTTTCGCTGCAAGGTGGCGCACAATATTTCGCAGCCGGGGTGCGCGGGCCGATCACCGGGCGGCGGGCGGATCTGATCCTGATCGACGATCCGGTGAAATCCTGGGCCGAGGCGGACAGCCGGGCGGCGCGGGATGCGCTGTATGACTGGTATCGCGCCGAATTGCTCTCGCGGCTGAAGCCGGGCGGGCGGGTCGTGCTGGTGATGACCCGCTGGCATGAGGACGATCTCGCCGGGCGGCTGATGGCCCGGGATGGCGGCTGGACGGTGCTGCGGCTGCCCGCGCTGGCGGAGGCCGACGATCCGCTCGGACGGATGCCGGGCGAGGCGCTCTGGCCTGACTGGGAGGATGAGCACGAGATCGCGCGCCGGCGGGCGACGGTGGGCGAGCGCGTGTTCGCGGCACTCTACCAGCAGCGGCCGATGCGCGATGGCGGGACGCTGTTCGAGCTTGAGCGGATCGGCTTCGCCGATGCGGCGCCGTCGGTCCTGCGCGCCGTGCGCGCCTGGGACCTGGCGGCCACGGCGGCATCTGCCGGCGGCAACCCGGACTGGACCGTGGGGCTGAAGCTCGGACTGGTCGCCGATGGCACGCATGTCGTGCTCGATGTGGTGCGGGTGCGGGCGGGGCCGGCCGCGGTCGAGACCTTGCTGCGGGCGACCGCCGAGGCGGACGGGCCGGGCACAACGATCGCGCTGCCGCAGGACCCGGGGCAGGCTGGTGTGGCGCAGGTGGCGCATCTGCGGCGGGTGCTGGACGGGTTCACGGTGATTGCCAGCCCGGAATCCGGATCGAAACAGACGCGGGCCTTGCCGGCGGCGGCGCGGATCGGCGCCGGCAAGACGCGGGTGCTGCGCGCCGACTGGACCGATGCCTTCGTGGCCGAGCTGCGGATTTTTCCCAGCGGCGAGAAGGACGACCAGGTGGATGCGCTGGCGCGGGCCGAGGCGACGCTCGGGCAGGCGCCGGCGGCGGCGCGGATGACGAAGATTTCTGTGATGGGGCGCTGAATTCATGTTCGAGACGATCTGCCAGACGATTCCGGCCGATCCGCACCTCGCGCCGCGGGCGCGGCGGCTGGAGATCTATCACCGGGTGCTGGAGGGGACGATCTATGACGCGCTGCCCTATGCGTTCCAGGAGGAGCGCAACGGGGCGGGCGAGTATGTGCCGCTGCGGGCACGCCGGCCCTCGGTGCGGTACGGGCTGTGCCGGATCGTGGTGGAGGATTCGGTTTCGCTGCTGTTCAGTGCGGGGCATTTTCCCGCCGTCGAATGCGCGGAGCCTGCGATCGAGGCGCTGCTGGCCGACCTTCTGGGCGAGTGCCGGCTGAACGAGGTGATGATCGACGCGGCGCTGCGCGGTTCGGTGGGCTCGGTGGCGATTTTGCTCCGGGTGCTGAAGGGGCGGTTCTTCTGTTCGGTGATGGCGACGCAGTATCTCACGCCGCGATGGCGGGAGGATGCGCCGGACACGCTGGAACAGGTGACCGAGCTCTACAAGGTGCGGGGCGCGGAGCTGATCGGCCAGGGCTATGAGGGGATCGATCCGGCCCAGACCTACTGGTTCCAGCGGCGCTGGGATTCGGAGGCGGAGACCTGGTTCGAGCCGGTGCCGGTGGGTGCCGGACTGCCGGCCGCGCCGGATCGGGCGCGGAGCGTGCGGCATGGACTAGGCTTCGTGCCGATCGTTTGGATCCGCAACCTGCCGGGCGGCGAGGGGGTGGATGGCGCCTGCACCTTCAGCGCGGCGATCGAGACGTCCATCGAGATCGACTACCAGCTGTCGCAGGTGGGGCGCGGGCTGAAATATGCCTCCGATCCGACGCTGCTGATCAAGGAGCCGGCGACGACCGACCGCGAGATGGTCAAGGGCGCGGGGAATGCGCTGATCGTATCGGAAAAGGGCGATGCCAAGCTGCTGGAGATCGGCGGCACGGCCTCGGCCGCGGTGATCGACTACGTGCGCACGCTGCGCGAGTTCGCGCTGGAGAGCGTGCATGGCAACCGCGCCAGTGCCGACCGGCTGACGGCGCCGCAATCGGGCCGGGCGCTGGAGCTGATGAACCAGGGGCTGATCTGGCTCGCCGACAATCTGCGGATTGCCTATGGCGAGGGCGGCTTGCTGCCGCTGCTGCGGATGGCGTTGCGGGCGGCGGTGCGGTTCGACGTGAAGGTGATGGGCCGGACGGTGCCGCGGGTCGACCCCGACCTGCGGCTGAGCCTGCGCTGGCCGCGCTGGTATGCCGCCTCGGCCGATGACCGGCTGAAGGAGGCGCAGGCGATCGCGACGCTGGTCAATGTCGGCCAGATGTCGCGCGAGACGGCGGTGAAGAGTCTCGCCGCCAGTCATGTGATCGGGGATGCGGCGGCGGAACTCGCGCGCATCGCCGATGAGGGGGACCAACAGGAACGGAACGAGGCATGAGCGACGAATTCGCGGAGCACGAGGGGCTGCCGGACGAGCCGCCGGCGGCGCCGGAGGACTGGCAGGCTAGGGCGATGATGGCCGAGCAGGCGATGGAGGCGCTGCGGCGCGAACACGCCGAGCGGCTCAGGCGGGCGGAACTCAGGATCGAGGCGGTGAAGGCGGGCATGATCGATCTTGACGGGTTGCGACTGATCGATCCGGCGGCAATGGCGCCGGCCGAGGAGGGTGTGGCGCCGGATGCCGCTGCACTGATGGTGCAGCTGAGGCGGGACAAGCCCTGGCTGTTTGGCGCGTCGTCATCGTCATCGACGGCATCGGTGCCGCGGGCGGACCCGCCGCGGGCGCGCCACGCGACCGAGCTGAGCGAAGCCGAATGGCGCATGGCACGCGCCGAATTGCTGCGCCGCGCCGGCGGCTAGAGCATCATCCGATCGGAACGTGCTCTGTAGCATCATCCGATCGGATGGAGTGATCTGATCGGCGCGTGCTCCAAGCCGGCCGCACTCAAGAACTAACTCGTTGTCAGAAAACCGTGCTCCGCGCGCCGGAGTGCGGCGAATTGCGTTATCTAGAAGGAACACGACATGGGTATTTCCAATTTTCCCGCCTCGTTGCAGCCGATCATCCAGCAGGGCTTCCTCGAGCGCGAATTCGAGCAGGCACTGCGCTCGCGGCTGGGCTACCGGATGGTGGCCGATCGCGAGAGCTTCGCCGTCGGCATCGGCGAGACGCTGACCAAGACCCGCGCCGGGCTGAAGCCCTCGGTCACCACGCCGCTGGCCGCCGCGACGAATACCAATCTCGACAACGGGCTGACGCCGCAGGGCTGGGGTGTCGAGCAATATACCGTGACGCTGAATTTCTATGCGGCGACGCAGGATCTGAACATGGTGACCAGCCGGGTCGGCATCGCCTCGCAATTCCTGCAGAATGCCGCGACGAATGGCGAGCAGGCGGCCCGCAGCCTTGACGAGCTGGCGCGTAACGCGCTGTTCGCGCCCTATTTCGGCGGCAATACGCGGGTGAGCATCACGCTGGCGAGTGCCGCGCCGAGCATCGAGGTGGATGATATCCGTGGCTTCACCACGGTGTATGTCAACGGCGTGCAGACGGCGGTTTCGGGCAGTTATCCGCTGATGGTGACGGTCGGGGCGAATACGTATCTGCTCATCGGCGTGACGCCGGATGTCAACAACGCATCGTCGGCACCGGGCGGCATTTCGGGAACCCTGACGTTTTCCAACGATATCAGCGTGAGCGACGGCACCGCCGGCAATGCGGTGCGCGCGGCGACGGCGAGTGCGATCGTCAGGCCGCAGGGGGCGGCGACGTCCAGCGCGCTGCAGGCGACCAACACGCTGACCATGTCCGCCCTGCTCGATGCAGTGGCGACGCTGCGGCAGAACGCGGTGCCGGAAATCGATGGTGTGTATAATTGCTATCTCGATCCGGTTTCGGCGCGGCAGCTCTTCGCCGACCCGGATTTCCGGCAGCTGTTCCAGGGGGCGACATCGAGCAATGCGGTGTTCCGCCAGGGCATGGTCAACGATTTCCTCGGGTTGCGGTTCATCACCACGACCGAGGCCTATGTGCAGTCGCACCCCACGCTGGCGGGGCTGTATATCCGCCGGCCGATCGTCTGCGGCAAGGGCGCGCTGATCGAGGCGGATTTTGCCGGCATCGGCGCGGAGGATGTCGCGCCGAAGGACGCGCTGGTGAACATCATCGACGGTGTCGCCATGGTCACGCGCGAGCCGATCGACCGGCTGCAGCAGATCATCGCGCAGTCCTGGTACTGGATCGGCGGGTTCTGTGCGCCGTCCGACACCACGACGACGCCGAATACCGTCCCGACCGCGACCAATTCCAACTTCAAGCGCGCGGTGATGATCGAGCATATCGGCTGAGGAGGGGGCGAACATGTCAATCGGATCCTCGCTTCCCTTCAGGCCATCGGGCACTGCGGCGGTTGCGGCCTCGACCAGCGCGGCCTCGACCGCGCTTGCCGGCGGCGGGTCGAGCCTGCTCGTCTATAACGCTGCCGCCGCGGTCGCGTTCGTGCGGCTCGGCACCGCGGGGATGAGCCTGGCGAGCACGGCCGATACGCCGCTGCCGCCGGGCGGGCGGTTGCTGATCGATGCCGGGCGGCTGGTGAGCGAGGCGAGCGCCGTGCTCGCCTCCGGCACCGGCACGGTCTATTTCACCCGCGGCGACGGCTCGGTCTACTGACATGTCGGGCAGTGTTTCGAGCGCGCCCGGCACGCTGAGCGAGGCGCAGAAGGTCGATGTGCGGCGGTTCTGCGGCTATCCGGCCTATGGCGCCGGGGCGGCGGGAGTCCAGTCCTGGCGGTTCTTCCAGGCCTACGGCACGCTCGAATACCGGATGAACAACCTGGCGCCGGCGGAGGTGGCGGTGGTCGTGAACCATCTCGCCACCCTTGCCGCGCTGGAAGAGGCGATTCCGGAGGCGAGCGGCAATCTCGATACCGAGGCGGCGGCGGGCTGGCAGCACAATGCCAACGAGGTGCGCGACCGCACCGCGCTGTTCGACCAGTGGCGGCGGCGGTTGTGCGGGTTTCTCGGCCTGCCGCCGGGGCCGGCGCTCGGCTCGTCGGATGGCATCACCCTGATCGTTTGAGGTTTTCATGGATGGAACGCGGCTGGCGGACCGGATCGCCTTTGGCGGCGGCATGGCCGCACGCAAGGCGGGCTTGATCTGCGATGCCTACCGGCCGCGCGACGGGGCGTGCCCGATTGTCGCAGCGAACCGGCTGGTGCGGCTGGGCGTATTGGTGCTGCCGGTTTCGGGCTCGGTGCGCGGGCCGGCACCGCTCGGCCTGCCTTACCGGCAACTCGTGCTCGACCAGGCCTATGTGCGCGGCGGCGACTATGTCGTTGGACCCGCCGGGACGTTTCTGGTGGTCGGCAACGAACCGCCGGCGCCGGCGCTGGCGGCGCGCTGCAACGAGACGCTGTCGATCTGGCGGCCGGCGGCCCCGGCGGTGCCGGGGATCAATCCCTATGGGGCGGTTCTCGGCGCCGGGGCGCAGGGGGTGCTGGCCGGATTTCCGGCGGCGCTGCTGTCGGCGCGGGGCGGCAGGCATGGCGAGGCCGGGCTGCCGGATGATACGCGCGCGCCGGGATATGTCGCCGCGGTTGCGGCGGTGGACGGGCTTTCGCCGGAGGTCGCGGATATCGTGCGCGATGCGCGCGGGCGGCAGTTCGTGATCGACCAGGCGGAGCTGTTCGGCGGCGTCTGGCGGCTCACGCTTTCGGCGAGCATCGTCTGATGGCGGGGCAGCAGGATGTCGAGAACGCGATCGTCTCGCTGATCGCGACCGCTTCCTATCCGGGGGGAACGGCGGCGGCATCGGCGATCGCGGGGCCTGACGGGATGGTGACGTGCCGGGTCTATCGCGGCATGCCGAACGCGCCGGCGCTGGAGGCGGATCTGGCGCGCGGCGCGATGCACGCGACCGTGTTTGCCGAGCCCTCGGGTGTGCGCAACGTGACGCGCTATCCGCGCGAATGGATCGAGGTTGCACCGGTGCCGGCGACGCTGTCGGTCAGCGTCGCGGCGGGGGCGGCGACCTTCGCGGGGCAGTGTGCGGCGGGGCAGCTCGCCGGCATCGCCGTCGATGGCGCGATATTTCCTTATGCGGTGCAGGCGCGCGACACCCCGGCGAGCGTGGCCAGCAACCTCGCCGCCCTGCTGCGCGCGGCGGGATGGCTGGTGACTTACGCGGGGACGACGCTGAGCGTGCCGGCCGCGCGCGGGATGATCGCCCGCGTCGTGGCCGGGGGCGTCGCGCTGCGGGAGATCAAGCGCCAGGTGCAGCCGTTCCGAATTTCGCTGTGGTGCCCGGACCCGCTGACGCGGGATGCGGCGGCGGCGGTGATCGATCCCGCGCTGGCGGCGCCGCAGTTCATCGGCCTCGCCGATGGCGCGGCGGCACGGCTGCGCTTTGTCGGCGCCGAGACCACGGACAAGTCGATCGATGCCGGGCTGTACCGGCGGGACCTCATTTACGACGCCGAATATCCGACCACCGAGGCGATGACGACGCCGGCCATGCTGTTCGGGGTCGGCGGGATCGCGGCGGACGGCGCGTTCATCGCCGGCATGACCGGCTGAAGGAGAGACGATGAAGATCAAACTGGTGGTGGTGAAGCCGTTCGAGGGCTTCCGGCGGGGCGACACGATTGCCGACGAGGCGAAGATCGCCGCAGTGCTGGCGTCCGCCCAGGCCGGGTCGGTCGTGCGGGTCGTGGCGGAGGGCTGAGGCATGCCGATTTCGCAGGCAGGCGCGCTGAACACGACGGCGCTGATCGTTCCCGACCTCTATGTGCAGATCGTGCCGCCGCAGACGCTGCTGCTCAACGGCGTGCCGACGGATGTGCTCGGCGTGGTCGGCTCGGCATCCTGGGGGGCTACAGGCGAGCCGATGATCGTCGGCTCGATGGGCGAGTATGCCGCATCCTTCGGGCCGGTGATGGCGCGGCAATACGACATGGGCACGGCAGTGGCGGTGGCGGTGCAGCAGGGGGCGTCGAATTTCCGCTGCGTGCGGGTGAGCGACGGCACCGACACCGCGGCCTCGGTGTCCATTCTCGGCGCGCTGACGCTGACGGCGCTGTATACCGGATCGCTCGGCAATGCGATCACGGTGACGGTTTCGGCGGGGGCGGCGGCGAATAGCTGGCGGCTGACGGTGGCGCTGCCGGGGCGCACGCCGGAGGTGTTCGACAATATCGCCGGCATCGGGGCGGCGTTCTGGCAGGCGGCGGCGAATGCGGTCAATGCCGGAACGGGGCCGCTGCGCGGCGCTTCGGAGCTGGTGGTCGCGAGTGCCGGCACGTCGGCGTTTCCGCCGGTCGCCGGGATCTATCCGTTCTCGGCCGGCACGCCGGGCAGCGACGGCGCCAGCGGGCTCACCGCGGCGTCGCTGGTGGGGCAGGACACGCTGCCGCGGAGCGGGATGTATGCGCTGCGCGGGCAGGGCTGCGGGATCGCGGTGCTGGCCGATCTCGACGATACGACGCAGTGGAGCCCGACCGTTGCCTTCGGCCTCGAGGAAGGCTGCTACATGATCCTCGCCGGGCCACCGGGTGACACGATTGCCGGCGCCGTTGCGGCGAAACAGGCGGCGGGGATCGATTCCTATGCCGCCAAGGTGATGTTCGGCGACTGGATCTGGTGGTACGATCAGGCCAACGGATTGACTCGCCTGGTCTCGCCGCAGAGCTTTGCGGCCGGGCGGCTTGCCAATCTCTCGCCGGAGCAGAGCGCGCTGAACAAGCCGCTCTACGGCGTCGTCGGCAGCCAGAAATCGGGGCGCGCCGTAACGGGCACCACCAGCACCTATTCCTCGGCCGATCTTTCGGCGTTGATGTCGGCCGGGATCGACGTGATCGCCAATCCGCAGCCGGGCGGGGCGTTCTGGGGCGTGCGGGGCGGGTTCAACGCCTCGTCCGACAGTGCGACCAACGGCGATAACTATACCCGTATGACCAACTACATCGCCGCGACCCTGTCGGCGGGGATGGGCCAGTATGTCGGCCAGCTGGTGAACGAGACGCTGTTCCGCCGCATCCGCGGCACGCTGCTGGCCTTCCTGAACACCATGCTCGGCCAGGGCATGCTCGGGACCACCAACGGGGCCTTGCCCTTCGCCGTGGTGTGCGATGCGTCGAACAACCCGCCGGCCCGCACCGGGCTTGGCTATGTGCAGGCGGATGTGCAGGTGCAGTACCAGGCGATCAACGAGCGGTTCATCGTCAATGTCGAGGGCGGGCAGACCGTGCAGGTCAGCCAGCAGACCCTGCCCCAGGGCACGGTGTGAGGTAGCAGATGCCATATAACACGTTTACCGTTGGCAATGATTGCCAGATCGTCGTCATGGGTCCGTTCGGGCGGGTCGATCTTGCCCATGTGACCGGATTCGAGGTGAGCCAGGTGACGCAGAGCGTGCGCGTCGACCGGCTCGACGGGGTGCAGCTCGGCGCCGAACTGCCGAAGGGCTGGCAGGGAAGTTTCCTGCTCGATCGCGGCAGCTCGGCGACCGATGATTTCATGGCGCAGATCGAGCAGGCCTATCTGTCGGGGCAGGCGATTCCGCCGGGAACGCTCTATCAATATGTGAATGAAACTGACGGATCGACCTCGACCTACCAGTTCGACGGGGTCGTGTTCAAGCTCGGCTCGGCGGGCGTGTATCGCGGTGACATGCCGGTGGCGCAGAAGCTCGACTTCTTCGCCTCGACGCGCAGGCGCGTATGAGCGGGGCGGAGGTGGAGGACGCGCGCGGGCGGTTGCTCGCGCTGCGGCCGCTGACGATGCTCGATCGGCTGCGCCTGTTCAAGGCGCTCGGGCCGGAACTGTCGATGAACGAGGCGTATCTCGGCGTCGCCTCGCTGGCGGCGTCGGTCGGCGCGATCGATGGTGTGCCGCTGCCGTTTCCGGCGAGCGAGGCGGCGGTTGAAAACGCCGTGGAGCGGCTGGGCGAGGCGGGCATCGAGGCGGCGGCGGCGGCGTTGCAGCCGGAAGATGCCGGCACGGTGAGGGCGCTCGCGGGAAACTGAGCCGGCACCCCGCGCTGATCGACTGTCTCTACCTGGTCGGGCGCGGGGTGCCGTTCGAGGTGGCCTTCACGCTCGGCGAGGCGGAGCGGATCGCGTTCGTCGTCGCGTGCGGGGAGCTGGACGGGCTGACATTCGACTGGAAGGCGATGGCGTGGGTGCAGGAATGACATGGCGCGACGGTGCCGGGGCGCGGTTCGCCCGGCTTGGCCGGAGCGGGCTCGGGCGGATCGCGCCACGGCGGCTGCCGTCGGTGGCGCGGACGATGCGCCGCGCGGTGATGTCCGTGCTGCATGAGGCGCCGGGGGCGTTCCCGACAAATCGTCCTCGGGACGGTACGGCCGCGATGTTGCGGGGTGGGTGGCATCATGCCGCACGGCGTTCGACCGAACGGATGCGGCGCGCATGGCATGCGCGTCATCATTCCTCGCCGCGCGCCAGCCTGCGGGGCATGGCCCTGGCGGGGCAGCGTGTGGCGCATGGCTTGGGGCCGGAGATCCGGCCGGTGGGCGCGCGGCTGTCCACGCATCGGGTGTCGGCGGGATCGTCGGGGCGGCGGTTGATGCATGTCTTGGGGCCGGAGATCCGGCCGGCGGGTGTGCAACTGTCCGCGCATCGGGTTCCGGCGGGATGGTCGAGGCGGCCGGTGGCGCATGGTGTGCCGCTGGTCCGCAAGCCCCTGCGCGCAGGTAATCCAGGTATCGCGGCTGCGGCGGGCCGGAAGGTGGCGCCGCAAATGGTGCTGGGCCGTTCCGGGCTGCGCGCCTCGCATGGGGCGCGTGGGTCGGCCGCATCGTCGGCGCGGCCGGTAGCGCCGGTCGTGTCCGGGCGGGCGATCCGTTCCGAGGCGGCGGGGCTGGCTGCGGCTACGGCGCCGGCGCGGCCAGCGGCACGGTTCGCGGCGCCGGAGCGAATGGATCTCGGCCGCTGGCTCGGCGGGCTGTTCGGCGACGAGGCGCGGCGGCCGCCTTCGGGCGTGACCGGGTTCGACGCGCGCCTGTCGCCGGTGTTCCCGGGCCGCAAGCCGGGATTCTGAAAGCGGGAGGCGGAAGATGGCGGCTATCACGGTGACGCTGGGCGGCGTTGCCTTCCGGGATTTCGAGGTGCCGCAGACGATCGAGTTCGGCGGCAGCCAGCGGTTGGCGGTGCATGAACTGGTGGGCGGCGGCCGCGTGATCGACACGCTCGGGGCGGCGGCGGGGATCATCCGTTTCGCCGGCACCTTCTCCGGCCCCGATGCCGAGGCGCGGGCGCAGCTGCTCGATGTGGCCCGGCGGGCGGGGGCGACCCTGCCGCTGGCCTGGAGCGGCTTCGCCTTTGAGGTGGTGATCGCGGATTTTGTCGCGGTTTACGAAAAACCCTGGTGGATTCCGTTCTCGATCGAGCTGGTCGAGGCGCAGAACCTGGTGACGGCGGTGCCGGACGCGCTGGCGCAGGCGGGGCTCGACCTTGTCAGCGCCGGTGGCCTGGCCGGGCTGGCGGGGCTGTCGCTCGGCCCGGTCGCGGTGACGGCGCCCGGCAGCATCGCCACGGCGCAGGGGATTGTGGGCGGCGCGCTGCGTGCGGCGGAGACCGGTTTGGCGGCGGCGCAGGGCGGGTTCGGCGCGAGCGCAGGCGCCTCGGCGGCAACGCGGGCGTTGCAGGCGATGGGGACGGCGAGCCTGTCGCTCGCAGCGCTGGGCGGGGCAGCCGCCTATCTCGGCCGCGCCGCCGGCAACGCTTCATGGGGGGCGGCATGAGCGGGACAACGACGATCACGATCACGGTCGCGGGTGGCAATCTCTGTGAGATCGCGGCGCGGCATCTGGGCGATGCGACGCAGTGGATCCGCATCGCGCAGCTCAACGGGCTGTCCGACCCTGCGCTGGTCGGGCTGGTGACGCTGGTGCTGCCGCCGGTTGACCCGAATGCGGGTGGCGGGGTGCCGCGTGTCTGAGGCTGTGATGGTGCGGGCGATCGCCCCGTTCGCGACGCTCGACGGCGCACCGCTGCCGGGGCTGGAGCGGCTGGAAATTCGCCAGCCGGGCGCGTTCGAGGCGGCGTGTTTTTCCCTCGAATTCGCGCTCGGCGCGGTGCCGGGCGGCGCGGCCTGGTTCGCGGCATTGCAGGGCGGGGTGGTGACCGCCGGCATCGGCAGCGGGACGGCGCTGGTCACCGGCCAGGTGGACAATGTCGCGATCCGGTTCGATCTCGGCGCCGCCATCCTGAGCGGCCGGGATCTGGCCGCGCGGCTGATCGATGCCGAGGTGGACCAGACCTTCTCGAACCTGACGGCCAGCGAGGTCGCGACGGCGTTTGCCGGCCAGGCGGGGCTTGCCGCGAACGTGGACGCGACGACGACGCGGATCGGCCAGTATTACGAGCTGGCGCACGCGCAGACCGGGCTCGGCCTGCATTCGCGGCACGCGACGCGGTGGGATCTGCTGGCCGCGCTGGCGGCGCGCGAACAGTTCGGCCTTTCGGTGACGGGGACGACGCTGAATTTCGCGCCGCCGCCGGCCGGCGCGCCGATGCTGCTGACCTATGGGCGGGACCTGCTGACGCTGGGTTGTGACAGCGCGCTGGCGCTGGCGAGCCCGAAAGTGACGGTGCGGAGCTGGAACCCGAAGAGCAAGGCGGCGTTCAATTCGAGCGCCGGCAGTTCCGGCGGGACGACGCTGATCCGTCCCAACCTGACCCAGGGCGAGGCAGAGCGGGTCGCGCAGGCGGCGCAGGCGGCGCTGGCCGCGCAGGCGGTGCGGTTGCAGGCGAGCATGCCGGGCGAGACGGCGATGATGCCGGGGACGGGGATCCTGCTGCAAGGGACGCAGACCGCGCTCGATGGCGCGTATGTGGTGCGGAGCGTGGAGCGGGTGATCGACGGGCGGATCGGGTTCTTGCAACATTTCGAGGCGATGCGGGCGGCATGATGGAGCATTTCTGGAACGCGGTGAAAGGCCGGGCGGCGGCGCTCGACGGGCTTTCGGCGCAGGCGCGGTTCGCGGTGGTCGCGAGCTTCGATCCGGCCGCCTACGCGGCGCGGGTGACGTTGCAGCCGGAGGGCGTGCTCTCGGGCTGGCTGCCGGTGCTGGCCGGATGGGTCGGCGCCGGCTGGGGTATGGCGGCGCCGCTGTCGCCGGGGGACCAGGTTCTGGTGCTCGGGCAGGAGGGCGATGCCGAACAGGCGGTGGTGCTCGGCCGGCTGTGGTCGGACCGCGATCCGGCGCCGCAGGCCGCGGTGGGCGAGCTGTGGCTCGTGCATCAGAGCGGCTCGTTCCTGCGGCTGCGCAATGACGGGACGATCGCGATGAAAGCCGGGACGGTTTCGATCGAGGGGGATCTGATGGTGAGCGGCGAGGTTTCGGACCGAAGCGGGACGCATGGCAGTCTCGACACGCTGCGGCAGGCTTATGACGGTCACACCCATCCCGATCCGCAGGGCGGGTCGACCGGCACGACTTCGGCGGTGGTGTGATGGCGGATCTCGCACTGACATTCGGCGGCGATCTCGCCTTTGGCAATGAAGGCGACCTCGCGCTGGCCGGGGCGGCGGCGCTGACCGAGCAGCGTGTGCTGCGGCGGCTGCTGACCAATCCCGGCGGGTATCTCTGGCAGCTTTCCTATGGCGCCGGGCTCGGCCAGTTCGTCGGCGCGGCGGGGCCGGCTGCTTCTGCCGGCGCGCTGGCGCGGGCGCAGCTGCGCCGCGAGGCGCGGGTGGCGAGCGCGCCGCCGCCGCAGATCACGGTCAGCCAGGGCAATCCGGGCGGGCTGACGATGACCATCGCCTATCAGGATGCCGCGACGGGACGGGCGCGCGTGCTGGCGCTGCCGGGTCCGGTCTGATCAGCACAGGGAATTCCGATGCAATTATCGCTGCAAAGCTTCACCGCCATGGTGGAGCAGATGGCTGCTGCCTTGCAGGGGGCGGCGAGCCAGGCGCTGGACCTGACCGTCGGGTCGGTCCTGCGGGCGCTGATCGAGGCGAATGCCTCCCTTGGCCTCTGGCTGCAATGGATGATCGTGCAGGTGCTGCTGACCACGCGGCTTTCCACCAGCACCGGGGCCGACTGCGACAGTTTCGGCGCGGATTTCGGCTTTGCCCGGCTGCCCGCGGTGGCAGGCGCCGGCAGTGTGACCTTCGCGCGGTTCGCACCCGTGCTATCGGCCTTCGTGCCGGTCGGCGCGACGGTGATGACGGCCGATGGCAGCCAGAGTTTCGCGGTGACGGCGGACCCGGCGAACCCGGGTTTTTCGGCGGCGCAAGGCGGATACACGCTGGCGGCGGGTGTCGCCTCCCTCGACCTGCCGGTGAGCGCGGTGCTGCCGGGGGCGGCCGGCAACGTCATGGCGGGGGCGATTTCGCTGCTGACCACGGCGATCGCCGGGATCGATACGGTGAGCAATGCGGCATCGATGGGCGGCGGTGTGGACGCGGAGACCGACGCCGCGTTCAAGGCGCGGTTCGGCAATTATCTCTCCAGCCTCTCGCGCGCGACGTCCGGCGCCATCAAGGCGGCCGTGGCCGGGGTGCAGCAGGGGCTTTCGGTGACGATCAGTGAGAATGTCGACCAGACCGGGGCGGCCAGCATGGGCAATTTCATCGTCACGGTCGATGATGGAACCGGCCATCCGCCGGCATCCCTGCTGGCGACGCTGGGCCAGGCGGTGGATGCGGTGCGGCCGGTGGGCACGCGGTTCGCGGTGCAGGGGCCGAGAGTGGTGGCGGCGAACGTGTCGATGACGCTGGTGCTGGCGCCGGGGACGGTGCCGCAGACCGCGAGCGGTGCGGTGACGGACGCGATCGCGGCCTATATCGGCGGGCTCGCGGTGGGTGCCACGCTGCCTTACTCGAAACTGCTCCAGATTGCCTATGACGCGTCCGACGCGGTGGCGAACGTGACCGACGCCCTGCTGAACGGCGGCACGGCCGACCTGGTGCCGCCCGCGTTCGGTGTGGTGCGGGCCGGCACGATCGGCGTGAGCTGAGCCATGAGCGGTTCGGCAAATTCCCCCGGCAGCGCGGCCGACATGGCGGCGCGGCTGAAAATGGCGCTGCCGGCCGGCTGGTTCGCCGATGCGACGCCGGTGCTCGATCAGGTTCTCGGCGGGCTCGGCGCGCTCTGGGCGGCGCTGTATGCGCTGATCGGCACGGTGCGGCGGCAGACGCGGATCGCGACGGCCACGGGCGCGATGCTGGACATCGCCGCGCGTGACTATCTGGGCGGGCGCATCGTGCGGCGGGCGGGCGAGGCGGATGCCGCGTTCAGCGGGCGGATCCGCGCCAATCTGCTGACACCGAAGGCGACGCGCGCGGCGCTCGCCGCCGCCATCACCGCCGAGACCGGGCGGGCGCCGGTGATTTTCGAGGCCGCCAACACCGGCGATACCGGCGGCTATGGCGCCGGCACGCTGGGGTATGGGGTGCGCGGCGGCTATGGCAGTCTCGCATTGCCCTACCAGTGTTTCGTGACGGCCTATCGGCCGTTCGTGGCCGGCAGCGGAGCCTCGGGCGGGTTCGGCTACGGGCCGGGCGGCTATTCGACCGCGCCGCTGGCCTGGAGCGATCTCGCCCAGGATGTGGGGCTGGCCACCGATGCCGACATCTATGCCGCCATCGCCCACGTGCTGCCCGTCAATGCCATCGCCTGGACGCGGTTGCTGAACTGACGGGCCCATATACCGCGCCTTTCCCTCCCTGCCGGCCGGACGCCGCCCTGATGCGGCGGGCGCCGTCGCGCGGCCTCATGACAAGGACATCTTCATGGACAGGACCATCGTCTATCCCGGGGCGATCCCGCTGGATACCGACATTCTGAACCTCAACCGCAACGTGATGGCCGCGATCGGCGCCCTTGGCGCGGCGGTGCTCGGCGGCGGCATGGTCGCCGACGGGCTGGCCTGCACGCCGAGCGTGCCGGCCTCGCTGACGGTGACGGTGGCGCCGGGGTCGATCACCCAGCTCGGGCCGGTCGATGCCAACAGCTATGGCAGCCTGCCGCAGGATATCGCCCAGCAGACGGTACGGATGGGGATCAATCTCGATCCGGTCACGTTCACGCTGGCCGCGCCGGCCAGTTCCGGCCAGTCGGTGAATTACCTGATCGAGGCGACGTTTTCGGAGATCGACGCCGATCCGGTGGTGCTGCCCTATGTGAACGCCGCCGATCCTTCGGTGCCGTATTCGGGGCCGGGCAATTCGGGCGGCGCACAGAACACGCAGCGGCTTCAGCGGGTGCAGCTCCAGGTCAAGCCGGGTGCGGCGGCGGCGGCGGGAACCCAGGCGACGCCGCCGGTCGATGCGGGATGGGTGGGGCTTTACGTCGTCACCGTCAATTACGGGCAGAGTGCCATTGCAGCGACGGATATCGTCACGCTGCCGCAGGCGCCGTTCCTGCCTTGCAAGCTGCCGCAACTGCGGCCGGGCTTCTCGCAGATGCAGGTGTTCGAGGGCTTGGGCAATTTCGTCGTGCCGCCGGGCGTGACGCAGGCGAAGGTCACGGTGGTCGGCGGTGGCGGCGGGGCGGGATATCACGCGACGATGCCGGGCGGCGGCGGCGGCGCGGGGGGCACGGCGATCGACATCGTCACCGGCCTCGTGCCCGGACAGGTGGTGCCGGTGACGGTGGGCGCGGGCGGTGCTGCGCCTAGCGCGCCGGCCAATGGCGGCACCGGCGGTGCATCGAGCTTCGGCAGCTACCTTTCGGCGACCGGCGGCGGCGGCGGCGAGGGGGGAACGGCCAGCCTGTTCGCCACCGCCGGGGGCGCTGGCGGCATCGGCCTGGGGGCGCGGATCGTGCAGGGCGGGGCGATGGGGGGTGACGGCATCGCCGTTGCCGGACGCGGCGGCGATGGCGGCGGGCCGGGAAGCGGCCGGGGCGCGAGCGGTCCGTTGCCGGGACTTCAGGCGACCGGCTTCGGCGGTGGCGGCGGCGGCGGCGGCGCCTCGGTCGGCGCAGCACCCACCAGCAGTCCGGGCGGCGCGGGCGCGCCCGGCATCGTCATTGTCGAATATTGAGCGGGGGTCCATCCTGATGAGCGCAAGCACGACACCGGCCAGCCGGATCTGGCAGGCGGCCTCGGCACGGCTGATCGAGATCGAGGGGTTCATTCCGACGCCGCGCGGGATCGCGCTGCTGCCGCCGCGGCCGCTGGCCTGGCCGGAAAAGGACCCTGGCGACATGCTGGATTACACGTTCGACGTGGCGCCCGCGCTGGCGGGCAGCCCCGGCGACGCGATCGCCACCGTCACGGCCACGGTGAACCCGGACAATCCGGGCGATCTCGCCCTCGCCTCGACCGCGATCGATGGCACGAGGGCGGTGCTTTGGCTCGCCGGAGGGCAGCCGGGCACGACCTATACGGTCACGGTTTCGATCACCACGCTGGCCGGTCGGAATCTGGCCCGGAGCATCGCGCTGCCGGTTGTGTCGCTGGCCTCGGTGCCGGCCCCGGCGAGCGCGATCACCACCCCGGACGGCGCGCCGATCACCAGCCCGTTCGGCCAGCCCATCACCGCGAACTGAGGAGGCGGCATGCCCACCATCGGACAATTGCCGGCGGCGAATTCGGTTTCGGACAGCGACGAACTGCCGCTCTACCAGGCCGGACAGACCGTGGCGGCAACGCGCGCGCAGTTCCTCGCCGGCATGCAGCAGCAGCTCGCCCTGCCACAGGGCACGCTGCTCGGCGGCATCGGGCCGGGAACGGCGGCGCCGGTGCCGATCACGATCGGCGCCAACCTGTCGCTCAGCGGCACCACCCTCGCAGCCACCGCCACACCGTTCGAGATCGCCGCACTGCCGGCGGGAGCGCCGCCGGGTAGCGGCGATTCCGTGCCGCTCGGCCAGGGCGGCGCGAATGTCGCGCTGAGTTATGGCGCCTTCATGGGCGGAATATCATCCGTGCAGGGCGTGCGGGCGGACGGGTTCGAGGCGGTCGCGGCGGGTGCGAGCGCGGTGCGCTCGATCGCCGCGCTGGCCGCCAACGCCGTCGCGATCGAGGATTTCGGTGCGAAGGGCGACGGGGCGACCGATGACGCGCCGGCGCTGCGCGCGGCACTTGCCGCGGGCAGCCCGGTGCGGTTCGGGCCGAAGACGTATCGGATCGACGGCGAATGCGACATCGGCGGCACTGCCGCGACACTGATCGGCGTGCCGGGGCAGACGATGCTGACGCGCGGCGCGCAGAGTGTGGCCGGCACATCGAGCCAGGCGGCATGGATCAGCGTGAGTGCGGCGACCTTCATCGCCGATGGCATCATTTTCGACGCCAATGCCGCGATCACGGCGCAGAGCTGGGGCGTGGTGATCCAGGCCGGCTGCACGGCGTCCGCCGTCACGCGCTCGCAGTTCCGCAATGCCAAGGCATCGATCTATGGCTGGGGCCTCGCGATCGCGCCCAGCGACCCGGCGGTGACGCAGCACCATGTGCATGATTGCGAATTCACCGCGAATGCCGTGGATGGGCTCTGGATCGCGGCGACCGACGCTGTCGCGGTGACGGGCTGCCGGGCGCACGACAACGCCCGCAACGGCATTTACGTCGACAGCCAGGACCCGACGCTGACGCTGAAGATCCGCGATGTGCAGGTGGTCGGCAACACGTGCTGGAACAACCAGACCGGTATCGTGGTCGGCAATTTCAACCAGACGAACCTTCAGCCGGGTACCTATGGCAATGCCAATCCGGACGTGCTCGGCGCGCTGGTCGCGCAGAATTGCGCGTTTGGCAACAGCAGCTACGGCATCTCGATTTCGGGGCGGAACATCCTGGTGACCGGCAACCTGCTGGTCGATAACGGGCCGGCCGGCGGCGGGATGCTGGTGAATACCGGCTATTGCCGCGTCGCCGACAACATGATCACCAATGCGGGCGGCTTCGGGATCGATGCCGGCGGGTCGGTCTTTGTCGAGCTGTCCGGCAATTACTGCGATGGCCAGACGATCGGCATCGGCATCGGCGGTAGCCAGAACTGCACGGTGCGGGGCAATTTCATCCAGGATTGCACAACGGGAATCGAGGCGCTCAACGTCGAATCCGACGGGCGCGGGACCGATTTCGGCATCGCCTGCAACAATCTCGAGATTGCCGGGAACCGGATCAATTACGGTCCCGGCGGTTATGGCATCGTCCTGAAGGATGCGCCGCAGCTGGTGGTGGTGCGGGACAATATCGTCTCCTCCGGCACCGGGGGCGATCCGCTCAACGCGCTGCTGGCCTATACCGATTCGGTCGTGCTGCGGAACAACATCCTGAATTTCGCCGACAGTTTCGCGGTCAATCCGGTGGCATCGAACGGGCTGAACACGCTGGTCTATCCCGACCTGGTGGACCGGGTGACGGTGTCGCAAGGCACGGGGCAGGTGCAGTCGATCATCAGTGCCACGGCGCAGCGGAGCGCGGGGACGATCAGCTACATCAAGGTGACCAATGGCGGGTCGAACTACACGACCGCGACCGTCGCGATCAGCGGGACCGGCAGCGGGGCTGCGGCCGGCGCCTGGATCGCCAATGGCAGCGTCATCGGCGTCTATATCACCGCGGCCGGCAGCCTCTATGGCCCGGGTACGCAGGTGAGCATCAGCGGTGACGGCACGGGTGCGACGGCGAGCGTGCAGGTCGGGCTGCCGGTGCTCGAAGGCCGGCGGCTGGAGATCGAGTGCCTCGCGCCGGTGAGTTTCGCGTCTGCCGGCAGCGTGCCGGCGCAGGAAAACTGGACCGGCGCGAAGCTGACCGTGCCGGCGGGTGCGACGATCGAGTGGCGGGGGCATGCCGGGGCCTGGCAGGCGGCGCGGTTCATCCAGTCCGATTATCTGGCGCCGGCCGCCGATGGCAGCGTCACGCTCGGCAGCCAGGCCGGGGATGTGCGGCTCGAACCGGCGACGGGTGGCGCGGTCCGGCTGATCTCGCCGACCGAGCCGACCGGATGCGTGGCGCTGATCGGGCGGGGTTCGCCGCTCGGCGTGGTGAGCGCGCCGCCCGGATCGAGTTACCGCAACCTCGACGGCGGCGCCGGGGCAACCTTCTGGATCAAGCAGACCGCGACCGACGCGACCGGCTGGATCGCGATCGCCTGAGGCAACGCGAGAGGACATTCCCGAACCATGACGACGATACCCCAACTGCCCACCGCCGCGAGCGTGGGGCCGACCGACCTGCTCGCTTTGTCGCAGAACAGCATGCTCTATGCCGCGAGCGTGCAGCAGGTGACCGCCGGGCTCCAGCACGAAATCAGCCTGCCGACCGGCGACCTGCTCGGGCGCAACAGCGCCGGGGCGGGAGCACCGGAGGCGGTGACGCCGGGGGCCGGGCTTGCGCTCGGTGCTGGCACGCTCGCGGCCACGGGCACCGATCATCTCGGCTTTGCGCTGCTCGGTGCGTTCTCGGCCACCGACGAGGTGGTGGTGAACGCCCAGGGCGCGCCGGGGCGGCTGCCGGTTACGGCCCTGCGCGGGCTGTTTGCCGCAGGGACCGGCCTTGCGATCGATGCCAATGGCACGCTGAGCGTCACGGCCAGTGCGATCGCGGGAGCGACCGGTCCGGCGGGGCCTGCCGGTGCTGCCGGTCCTGCGGGGCCGGCCGGTCCTGCCGGTTCGGGGTTGAATGCGCCGGGGGCGACGAATTCGGCCAGCACGATCGGCAGCGCCGATTTCGTCGCGATCTGGCAGAACGGCGCCAATGCCTGGCTCTCCTACGAGAAGCTGGTGGGCGGGCAGACGATCGATCAGCTGCCCGCGGCGGGGCCGGCGGCGGATTCCGACCTGCTGCTGGTCGCGCAGGGCGGCAACGCGCTGGCCAGCCAGAGCTTCGCGGCGATCTGGACCTATGCGGCGCAGAAGATCCCGACCATGCGCCGACAGGTCGTCGAGCTGAACAGCAACACGGTGCTCGACGCGACGACGCATAACCAGAGGGTTCTGGTGGCGAGCCAGCCGATCACCCTGACCGCCAATTTCACCAACATGGGCAGCGGGTTCACCTGCCGGGTGATCAACCTCGCCGCGGGGCCGGTGACGATGGGCACCGGCATCACCTCCGGCACCGGGGTGGCCACGTTGCCGCCCGGCACCGCGGCGGAGCTGACGGCGCTGACCTATTCCGGCGGATCGCTGGTCTGGTGGGACGGGATCGCGTTGCCGACGCCGACCATCACGGTGAACGCGCCCGGCAGCCCGGCGGCCAATGCTCCCTTTACGGTCAGTGGCGGCCTGTTCGACGAAGCCCCGACCGCGCTCGACTATTCGACGGACGGGACGAACTGGACGGCGGTGGCATCGCCGATGATCGGCGCCGGGTCGTATTCCTTTCAGGTGCCTGGATTGCCGGCGGGCAGCTACACGATCGCGGTGCGCGACCATAATGCGACTGGCGTGGTCGGCCGGAGCGCGCCGTTCAGCGTGGCGACGGCGGCGGTCGCGCTCGCGGCGGTGCCGGCCAGCGCGAGTGCGGGCGGCACGATCGCGGTGAGCGGCACCGTGGCCCCGGCGGGGACGGCGGTGCAGGTCGGGCTTTCGGCGAGTGCCACCACGCCGCCGGCCGGTTTCGTCGCCGCGACGGTCAGTGGCGGCACCTGGTCGGCCACGCTGCCGGCGGGGAGTGCGGCGGGAACGGTCTATCTCTGGGCCGAGCAGACGGCGGACGCGGCGGTGACGGCGGTATCCGGCGCGATCACGGTGACGGCGGCGACGCCTGTCGTGACGTATACGATCAACCAGCCTGCGACCATCTCGGTTGCCGCCGGATCGGGCACGATGGCGCTGAACGGCGGCATCAGCCCGGCGCAGGCGATCGCGACCCAGGTGGCGTTCTCGACGTCCAATGCCGCGCCGCCATCGGGCGGCTGGCAGGCTGCCGCGCTCATCGACAATAACGGGCTCTGGGCGCTCTACGCGACGATCCCGGCAACGGCGGGGGCGTATTACGTCTGGGTCGAGACCGCGACGGGGCAGGCGGCTTCGGTGTCCGGCTTCACGATCACGGTGACCTGAGCATGAACCTGATTTCGGTACGCCCGGCCGCGCCGCTGCGCGAGGGAACGGGGCGGTTGTTCGCCCGCGCTCAAGGTGCGGGGTCGGTGCCGGCGGGAAGCGCCTTCGCCGGACCGACGCCGGCCGCGATCGCCGGTCTGGCAGGTTGGTGGGATGCCGGCGCGCTCGGTGCCGTTCTCGATGCCAATGGCAATCCGCTGACCGCCTGGAACGCCCCTGCGGTGGCGCTGGCCGACAAGTCCGGCAACGGCGTGCCGCTGCTGCCCTTTCACATCGTGGCGGATACCGCGCCGGCGGCGATGCTGGCGGTGTCGCGGGTCAACGGGTTTCTCGGTGCGGTTGGCAGCCCGGACCCGGCGATCGCGCAATACGGGCCGACGCTCGATCCGGACTGGGGGCTGTCGCTCGCGCGGTTCGACCTCGGCAGCTTGTCGGCCTGGACGCTCTATCTCGTCTGGACCCGGCCGAACTGGCGGCAGGGCACGATCGAGGTCGACAATGCGCCGATCCCGCTGATCCATGCGATGGCGACGGGAACGACCATCATCGAGGCCGGCGGGCCGGGCGGCGGCGGGCTGACGCTGTTTCCCGGCACGGCGGCGAGTCGCGGCATCACCACGACGATCGAACGGCGGCACAGCCATGCGCTGATCCTGCGCCACACGCCGGGGACGGGCCTGGATGTGTGGCTCGACGGCACGCTGGTGGCGAGTGCTGCCGCAAATCCGCTGCCGGCGGCGGCGGCCGGCGATGTGCTGCTGTTCCACGACAATACGGTGCAGGGCTCGGCGCAGTGCTGGTTTCACGAGGCCGCCTGCTGGACCCGGGCGCTGGATGCAGCGGAGATCGCGACGCTGGTATCCGCCCAGGGGCGCTGGGTGCTGGGCGCGCGGCGGGGCGTCAACCTGCTGGTCATGGGCCAGTCGAACGCCGAGTGGTTCGTGCAGGCGGGCGGGGCGGAAGCGCTGGCGCGGGGTGTTGCGTGGTATCTCGGGGCGGCCGCGTGGGCGGCGACGTCGCTGCCGGCGGGGAATGTGGTCAGCCCGGCGCGGTATTCGATGATTGCGGGGCATCCGGTGTCCAACGCCTCGCCCCCGCTGTTCCCGCCCGGGACGGGGAATGGCACGTTCCTGACCAATCCCGGCGACGGGTCTTCGCCCGCGACCTGGGTGCTGGGGCCGGACGGGCAGGCGCTGTCGGCCTATCTGACCGGCGCGCAGGCGCTGGTCCCGGCGATGGACGAGGCGGATATCGCCTTCCTGCTCTGGCCGTGGAGCGAGCAGGACAGCACGATGCCTTACGCGAACAAGACGCTCTACAAGGAAAGTGTCAGCCGGCTCGCGGCGCTGACGCGGCAGATGCTGGGGCGGAGTGTTGCCTCGCTGCCGCTGCTGCTCTGGAGCGCCATTCCCTACGAGACCGACCAGGGTGTGCAGATGGTGCGCGAGAGCGTGCTCGACCTGTCGCTCGACCCGACACTGAACGCCGTGATCTTCGCGGCGCAGACGGCAGATTCCAACCCGCTGAACGCGGCGTGGAACCCGGCGACAGGGTTGTTCTCGGGTGGTGACCCGCAGCATCGGGACCAGCCGGACCTGTTGCGGTATGGGCGGATCGGGGCGCATGCGGCGGCGCGGGCGGCGCTGGCGATGGGGCTTTCGGATACGATTCCGGCATCCGCCGTGCCAGCAGGCGGGTTGCCGTTGGCGGGTGGCCCGTCGGTCGTGCATGCCTATCAGGCGGCGCCGGACCAGATCGTCCTGACCATCCGGCACGATGCCGGTACCGACATGAAGGTCGATCTGCAGGCGGTGAACGGCGCCGGATTCGCGGTGATGGATGGCGGCACCGTGGCAAACCCGGGGCCGATGATCCCGGCCATCGCGGCCGCGCGGGTCGATGCGACGCATGTGGCGGTGACGTTGCAGCGCGCGCCGGTGAACCCGGCAGCGTCGTGCCTGCTGTATTATCCGTATGGCAGTACGCAGATCGGCCGGGGCGATGCGGTCACGGACAATCTCGCCAGCCTTGCGCCGCCGGCCGGATGGTCGATGGCGGCGGATCTGGGGGGCGCCTTCGCCTTCGACATGCCGCTGCAGGCAACCGCCTACGGCGTTCCGCTTTCGACAACGCCGGGGTGAGCGTCATGGGTGAGGACACGATCGCGTTCCTGCGGGACGCGCTGGGGGATCTGCGCTCGGATGTCGGCATGCTTCAGGTCGAGATTGCCTCGGGACGGCGGGACATCGCCGCGATCGAGGCGCGGCATCTCGCGCTCGAGGCCTGGCGCAACCGCTTCGAGCTGCAGGTGACTGGCACGCAGGAGCGCTTCATCGACAGATCGGACGAGCTGGTGGAGGCCTTCGCGCAGTTTCGTTCGGAACTGGCGCGATTCCGCGGCGAACAGTCGGGCAGCCATCGGGTGATCATGGTGGTGATCGGCGTGATTTCGGCGGTGATCGGCAGTGTCGCCGATCACTGGCTGCGTTTCGGCGGCTGAAAGGACATTCGGATGCGACGTTTTCTGCTGGAGATCGTCTCAGATGCCGCGGGGCGGTCTGACGGGATGGCCCTGCTCTCGGTGCTGGGCGTGCTGAGCTACATTTTTCTTGGTGTGTTCGCCGTGGTGGTGCGGGGCCAGCGGTTCGAGCCCGATGCGTATGGCATGGGCCTCGGGTCGGCGATCGCCGCCGGTGCGTTCGGAATGGGGCTGAAGGCCAGGCTCGCCGGAGGTGCGCGATGCCAGCCGTGATGCTGTCGGCGCTCGGGCGGTTCGCGCCGTGGATTCTGGGCTGCCTGCTCCTCGCGGGGCTGCTGCTCTATGGCTGGCATCTCGAGGTCGCGCTGCGCGCGGCGCGGGTCGCGGTGCGCGACGGGCAGGGCACGATCGCGCGGCTGATGGCGACGAATGCGGAAAACCGCGTCGAACTCGCCCGGTTGCGCGCCGACGAGGCGGCCTGGCAGACCGCGCTGACGACGGCGGCGGCGGCGGATGCGCAAGGTGTTGCGCTTTCGCAGCAGATTTTGACGAGCGTGGCCGCCGCGCCGCCAAAACAGGATGGTCCTGTCGCCCCGGTGCTGGCGGGCGCGCTCTCGCAACTCGGGGCGGCGCAGGGTGCGGGGGCGAAGCCATGACAGGAGGTGGGTCACGGAGCGGGTTGATGCTCGCGGCCGCAGCACTGCTCGCCGGGTGTGCGGCCTCTCCGCCGCAGGTCGTCACGCGCATCAGGGTGGTGACGCCGCTGGTCCCGCCCGCACTTCTGTCGTGTCCGCCGGCGCCGGCGGTGCCGGTGGTGCAGCGCCAGTCCGCGGTGGCGACCTATGTCGCGCAGCTATGGGAGGCGGGCGAGATTTGTCGCAATCATCTGGCGGCGGTGGCCGGCGTTCTGCGCCAGCCGGGTGCCTTGCCGGCGCCGCAGCGTCAGTCGTCGGTCAGGAAGGTCTTGCGATAA